AAGGGTGAAAGAGTTGAAAACAAAAGAAGCAGAAGCCTTCCAAATAACACGTAAGGAAGTAGCTGAGGGCTATTTTAAAATGATTAAATCTTGGGAGTATCTAATGGACCTAGCAGCAAAAGAAAACCTCACAAAAGAGCAGAAAGCTAAATTCTATTTACTTAAAGAAATGGTCAAGGGTTCTGACTATAGAGGTGCTTATGATTCTATAGCTAAGATGTTTGGACTAAATGCACCAGACAAACAAGAGATTGAATCTACAGTCAATAATATTAATATCAATATAAAGCGTGGAAGCGACTGAAATATTTGAGCGTAATTATGACAGTCAGTCTAAAATCGTAATAAATAGAGGAGGGACTAGAAGTTCTAAAACCTGGTCTTTAAACCAATTATGTGCATTGTGGTTAATTAGTGGCAACTATGGGTCTGATAAGTACTGTCATGAGGGTGTTTGGACTACAGTTAGGAAATATAGGACCAATCTAGACGGAACAGTAATTAGAGACTTTGAGGACATTCTAAAGGCTGAAGGTTGGTATTCTGGAATAGACCATAACAAAACTAAGAAGCAGTATAGATATGGCAAAAGGTTAGTCGAGTTTATTGGTGCTGATGACGAACAAAAGCTAAGAGGAGCTAAAAGAAATATACTTTACTGCAATGAAGCTAATGAGTTAGAATACAAACAAGAGTTCTTTCAATTACTAATGAGAACCGAAAACAAGATATTCCTAGACTTTAACCCAGACGATGAGCAGATCTGGATTAACCAGGAGCTAGAAATAAAGCGTTCTAAGGAAGTAGGAGACGTTGAGGTAATAGTCAGTAACTACAAAAACAATGCGTTTCTACCTAAGTCACTAATTAAAGAAATAGAATATCTAAAACAAACAGACAAAGAGTTCTGGAAGATTTATGGTCTTGGTGAATATGGAAATATAAGTGGTTTAATATATGAGAATGTCAAGTATGTTGATAGTATGCCAGACTGTAAGTTAGTGGCTTATGGCTTAGACTTTGGTTACAGTATAGACCCCTCAGCATGTGTAGCTGTTTACAAACGAGATGACGAACTATATTTAAAAGAAATACTCTACCAAAGAGAATTAACTAACCAGGATCTAGCTGAGGCTTTACTTCCTATAGTTGGCAGAGATGAGGTTATATGTGATTCAGCAGAGCCTAAAAGTATAGAGGAAATATATAGACTAGGATTAAATGCTAAACCAGCTACAAAAGGTCGTGACAGTATTCTAAACGGAATAGACATTCTAAAACGTTACAAAATTAATGTTGTTAATAGTAGCAACCTTAGAAGAGAGTTTAGGATGTATAAATGGGCAACTGACAAGAATGGGAATAGTCTACAAAAACCAATAGGATCAGACCATTTAATGGATGCTTTAAGATACGTGGCATTAATACACTTAAAAGAAAATAATAGAGGATGGTATGCGATAAGATAAAACTATATAAAGGAGATTGCTTAATCGAAAGTGATAGAATAGAAAGCGGAAGCGTTGATTTAATATTAACAGACTTACCTTATGGAACAGTTAAAGGTTTAGGAGGTGATATAAAGAAGTATGAACGTCTTTCTAATAGTGATTGGGATAATGTAATAGACACCAATAAAATAATGCAGATAGCAAACCGTATATTAAGAAAAAACGGTAAAATGATTTTAACTGCAAACCAACCTTTTACAACAGAATTAATAGGCAAAGCAATACCAAACGTACCACATTGTTATAATATGTATTGGGATAAAATGCACTTTGCAAATTGTTTAGTGGCTAACAAAGCACCTGTAAGTTATATTGAAGATATTTTGGTTTTTAGTAAAACACATCAATTAAAAGTTGATAATCATTTAAGGGATTATATGAGGGAAGAAAGACAAAAAGTAAAAGAAGCAGGTTATAAGGATAGAGATTTAAGAATAATGTGTGGATTGAGTTTAAAAGGTGGTGGTATGTTAGGGCATTATTGGGGTAGGGAACAGTGGACTATGCCGACAGAAAAGCATTACACTACATTACAAGAAACAGGTTTTTTTAAAAAACCATACTCAGAACTAAAAAAAGATTATGAAGATTATAAAAAAAGTTTTGAGAGCACTTTTAACTTATGGGAAGGCAACAAATACAAAAGCAATATATTAAAATACAAAAAAGATTATGACGGACACCATCCAACACAAAAGCCTGTATTATTATTGGAGGACTTGATTAAAACTTTTAGCAATGAAAATGATTTGGTAGTTGATTTAACTATGGGTAGTGGCTCAACTGGTGTAGCTTGTAAGAATACCAATAGAAACTTCATAGGAATAGAGCAAGACGAAAACTATTTTAACATAGCACAAAAAAGAATAAAAGAAACAGAATATAAATTGTTTTAATTTATTATATTTGAATAAGCAAAAATCTTCATTAGATTATATGTTTTGGAAATTGGGAGTGGTCGGCAAAAGAGCGTCACTCCCTTTTTATTTTACAGGAAGAAAATTAGCAAATGCTGAGCAAATGCTATGCAAATGCTGAGCAAATGGGGTTCTATAAGATAAGATAAGATATTTATCTTATTATTGATTTATACTATTTCATAAACTAGCTAATTGAATATATTAGTTTTAAGACATTATAATTAGTCAATGTATATAAACATATATAAAAAGTATTTAAGTTTCTTAGAATTGATTTAAATAGTGTTCTCAGCCATTGTGAGTTAGTATTTTAGTTGGTGTTTAGTTGTTTAGTTTTGTAACTTAAATATTTATTTTAGTGTTTTGTTATTATTTAAAAATTTGTTATATATAGAATTATGGAAATTACAATCCCAACAAAGTGGGAAGATGTTACAATAGGAAACTACATCAACCTAAGACCAGTATTAAACTCTAAACTAAACCCTATAGAAAGAGTAGTCAACATTCTAGCAGTCTTAACAGGACAGAAAAGAGATGTAATAAAGAATATTAGTTTAGATCAATTTAAGTCTATTAAAAAGAAAATGAGTTTCTTAGAGACTGAATTACCTAACAAACTAAAAGACAAAAGATTTAAGATTGGTGGTCAATGGTATGAGTTTAAAGTAGATGCTAAGAAGTTATTATTTGGAGAGTATATTAACAGCATGGAGATTCTGCAAAATGCTCAGGATAATGAGGAAGCTATATTTAACAACTTGCATCATATACTAACCACTATTTGTAGACCAGTTAAAAAAACTTTGTTTGGTTGGAAACATATTGACGTGGATAGTGAGATCCTTAGAAAGACAGCAGACAACTTTCTAAATAACATGCCAATGACAATAGCTTACCCAATAGGTGTTTTTTTTTACACTCACTCGGAGGACTTAACAAAAGCTATAAAAACCTGTTTGATGGAACAAGCCGAGAAGATGACGAAGGAAGCAAGGGAGGAACTGGATTTAGTCAACGCTGGGGATGGTGGCACACCTTAGATAATTTGACTAATAGTAGGATTGACAAATGGGACGAAATACTAAACTGGGATATAACTAAAGCTCTAAACATAGTGGCTTATTATAGTGATAAACAAAAAATGGAACAACAGGTCCACAGAGAAATGAGGCAAAAATATAAACATAGATAATGGCAGACCAATTAGATATATTTGGTTTTGATGCTGACCAGTTAGAGGAAGTTAAAATAGACAATCCTACTACATTGAGTCAGGTGTTTAATAACATTGCTGCTGACATGGTTTATTGTTTACAGCAATCAGTCCAAAAAGAGGGGTTAGTCTATAAAGGTAGTTTACAGAAGTCTATAAAAATGCCTGTTAAAATGTTTGGTTTTAGAATGGTTGCTACATTATATTTAGCTGATTATTACGATTATCTTAATCAAGGGGTTAAAGGTATTGGAGGAGTTAGAAAGAGTGGAGATAGAAAAGGTCAACCATGGGAAATAAAAGCACCTAACAGTCCTTATCAATTTAAGAAAGGTCCAAAGGTTAGTCATGTTAAAGCCTGGTCTAAAAGTAAAGGACTAAACGAATATGCAGTAAGAAACTCTATTGCTAGAACTGGAATTAGACCTAGATACTTTTTTGATAATTGTATGCAAGAGACTTTTTACGGTGAGGCTTTTAACAAGTTTAAGACAGACATTAGAATAGTATCTGGAGAGAGAATTGCAAAAGGATTAAAAGAAATATTAAAGAAATGAGTTTAGAAATTAAATATCTACCACAACAATTTAGAACAGTCTACAATCCTGTAGAGGTTGTATTATATGAAACTAACAACACAACTAGAAACTACACTGGATTTGCTTATTTGATTGATGTTAAGGATGGTGCTACTACAGTTGGAAGATTAAAAGTTCCTCCTACTACAGAAGGTTTTGGAAGGTTTGATATGTCTGGTATTATGGAGAGTTATATTTCTAGTGATTTAGGTTTGTTAAATGGAACTAACATTGCTACTGTAGAAAATAATAGTAATTCCTATAAAGACTTTACTTTGGAATTTGGTTGGGTACATTATAACACAGGATCTGCAACTTATGACATTCCACAGACTGTAACATTCCCAGATAGTTCTACAGGCACTTCTTATGACTTACTAACTTTTAATGGTAGTTTACCAAGATATAGAAGAGACGTTGTTAATTTTTATGATTGGCAATACAATAACTACTATACAAAATATACTAATAAATCTACTACTAGAAAGTTTTTGACTAATTCTGTAAATGGTGGAAGTCCTAATAGTCCTTATAATCAAAAAGTAATGTTAACAGATGAGGGTTATATGTACGTTTTATATGATGGTGATTCTATAGACCAGTTATATGTTATTTCCTATGACTCTTCTGGATCTGCAATTTCTAGCACTCCTATAGCTTTAGGAACTGGGCTTGCTGCTAAACATTTTAGAGTACCATGTTCACCAGTTACATTAGACAACATTACTGGAGTAACTACTCCAGTGGTTAGTAATTCTGCCACATCCTACTCTATAGAGTTAAGAGACTCACCTACTACAGCTTCTGAAAAGTTTTATTTTAACATAGACTCAGAATGTAGATTTGAAACTAGGAGACTAGAGTTTTTAAATAGTTTGGGTGGTTTTGATTATTTTAACTTTACTAAAGTGTCAAGACATACAGAAGAAATAGAAAGGAAGTTTTTTGAAACTACTCCCAATGATTTAAGTTTGACAGGTTCTATAGACTACTCTATATCTAATAGAGAAAAAGTCCAATACTATACTAAGTCAATGCCTAAGATGAAACTAACTTCTGACTGGATTGACTATAATACTTATAACTGGTTGTTAGAACTTATAGAAAGTCCTGAGATTTATTTAATGGATAGCTATACAGCACCGTCAGGGAGTACAGAAATTAGACGAATCCCAGTTAAAAACATTCAGGGTAATTGGGAAGAAAAGGTTTCTAGTGTAGACAAAGTATTTAATTTAGAAGTAAATTTAGAGTTTGGTATTAACAATTTTAGACAGAGATTTTAATGGAAGAAAAATTAACAGAATTTGAAAAGATGTTAAAGGAGTTAGAAAATAAAGCAGTTCCTGAAAGAACATGCAATATTGATGACGAAAATTGTGAAAGCTGTAGCGGATAATGGTAAAAGAAGAACTATATATCAATGGAGAATGTGTAGAGTTGTTAGAATCTTTAAACCCTAACTTAACTTTTAACATTGCTGACATAGCAAACCCAGACCAAAGAAAAGCCGACTTTTCTAAGACTATTACTTTGCCAGCTAGTAAAAAGATTAATAAAATCTTTGAGCATATATTTGACGTTAATATAGATCTACAAACATTTAACCCTAATCTAAGGACAGACGTAACTTATTTAGTAAACGGAGAAGTCCAGTTAGATGGTTATTTGCAAATAAAATCAGTAAATAATAAAGATGGATTTATAACTTATAGTTGTGTTATAATTGGTAGAATAGGAAATTTCTTTACTGCATTACAAGAACAGGAATTAACTGACTTAGATTTAAGTAGTTTAAATCATACTTACACAAAAGCTAATCAAGTAGCAACTTGGAATCTTCCTTTAACGACTGACTATTGTTATCCTATGATTAACTATGATATTAATTATGGTGGTTTGGCATTTAGTGAGATTTGGAATGTTGAGGATTTTAACCCAGCAGTAAAAGTCAAAAAGTATTTAGATGAAATATTTAGTTCTGTTGGTTATTCCTACACATCAACATTTTTAACTAGTGATTATTTTAATAGTCTAATAGTTCCTTTTTCTAGTAAGGAATTTAAGTTAACAGAATCAACTATTAATAATAGAGTTTTTAGTGCTTATAATTCTAAAGTAGCACAAACTACAACAGCCTTCACAACTACAACTAGTGGTACTGTTACTGGTATAACTAGTAGTTCATACATAACAAATCAAATAGTCCCACAGACTGAAAGCTATGACGCTGGAGGTGTTTATAACAATTTTATGGGGACTTATACTGTTAATGGTACAGGTCGCTATAACATTAGTGCTATGTTAAAACTACAAGGATTGTTTACAGCTCCCTCAGCATCTCCTACTGCTGGTTCTAATTATTTCCCTATTTGTGCTTTTCATGGTTATGTATCTTTAAATAGATATACTTCTGCTGGTGTTTTTATTAATACACTAGATTCTCAAAATTTTGTAATTAGTCCAGGATCAGACGCTGTAGCACCAGGAGCAACAGTTACAACTACAAACACTCCAGTAAATACATCAGACCCAGCTACAACACAAAACAACTATTTTACAGGTAGTTTAAGATATCCTGGTAATATAGAAATAGATGGTTATAGCAATAGCTCTCCTCCAAATAAATACTTTATAAGTGCTAACAATGTTAGATTAAATAATGGAGAAATAATAAAATTAGAATTGCTTTTTTCTTGTAGGTCAACCGATGCTTATGCTCAATATATACAATTTTTTCAAAGCAATGTATTTTGGAGAGACTCGGCTAATAATACTTATGACGCAGCAACAAATTCTTTTAAATTAAAAATAACAGATAGCTATTTTAATAATGAGGTAGTAAATAGTGGATATTCTGAGGATGATAATATTGACATGAATTCTGCTATTCCAGCAAAGGTCAAGCAAAAAGATTTTGTTAAGTCAATTATTAAGATGTTTAATTTATATATTCAGCCAGACCCAGCAGATGAAAAGAATTTATTAATTGAACCTAGAGACGATTTTTATAATAATGAAGTTACTGACTGGAGTACTAAATTAGACAAGAGTCAAGCTGTAGAGTCTAAGCCTATGGGAGCTTTAAACTATAAAGATTATTTATATAGCTACAAACAAGATAATGACTACTACAATGAATTATATTATAATACTTGGGATGAGGTTTACGGACAGGCTGACTTTAGTATTAACAACGACTTTTTAAAAACACAACATAAGACAGAACTTATTTTTTCACCTACTCCAAGCGTTGGTCAGTTATGGTATGATAGGGTAATACCTACTATTATAAAATATGATGACAAAGATGGTATTCAAAGGACTGAGGCTAACATAAGGATTCTACAATGGGGAGGCTTAAAAGACACAGACCAGAACTGGTTACACAGCGACTCTAGTGGTAGTACTTTTAAAACTAACTATCCTTATGCTGGAATGTATAACGATCCTTACAGTCCTAGTGAAGATTTAGGATTTAATTTAACTAACGAAATATATTGGGCAAATGCTTTTAATAATGTTATAACTTTTAACAATACTAACTTATATAATAAATTTTATAAAAAGTTTATAGAAGAAATTACAGACCCAAACTCTAAAATAGTTAATGCTTATTTTTATTTAACTCCAAGCGATATAGCTAATTTAAGTTTTAAAAAACAATATTATTTTGAGGGTCAATATTTTAGACTAAATAAAGTAGAGAATTACAACCCATCTAATCCACTAACTAAATGTGAATTTCTTAAAATAAAAGAAGCTACTGTTTTTAGTAGATCTACAGTTGCTAGTCATGGAGGGGTAAATTTACAACTAGATGGACAGAGAGTTCCAACTTTTGGAAATGGTAATGGAACAGCTACTAATGGCAACAGTACAGGAAACCAGTCTGTCAATGCTATAGGGACTAACAACTATATAAGTGGAACTGTTCAAGGTGCTACTGTTAGAGGCTCAAATAATACAATTCAGTCAGGAGCTACAAATATAGATATTAAAGGGGACGGCAATACTGTATCCTCTGGAGTTAAAAACGTGCAGTTGATAAACTCTAATAATCAAACTGTAACACAGTCTAATGTTGTTTATGTAAATGATGAGATTCAAGGAACTGGAAGTTTTGAAACTATGACAGCAGATTTTACACCTAGTGAAAATGTTAGAACTTATTTAGTAGATACTCAAGGGGGTAGTGTAAACGCTGTATTTGAGGCAACTTATGAAACAGCTAACGGCTTGCCTCATATTGGTAAGATATGGACATTTAAGAAATTACATTCAACAAATCAGGTTGTTATAGACGCTAGTCAAATAAATGCAACTATAGACGGTAACAGTACTGAAACTTTGACAAGTAATGGAGACAGCGTGACAATGATGTGGGATGGTCAACAATTTAACATAATATAAAATGGCAGAAAAAGTAGCTTTAGAAGTAGACATAGATGCAAAGGGAGCAACTACCTCACTTGGACAATTAGAGGAAGAAGCGGAAAGATTAAACGAAGAACTGAGAAAAGTTCCTTTAGGATCTAAAGCATTTAAAGAATTAAAACAAGAGTTAGTTGGTGTTAATAAACAAATTAAAAACACTGAGCTATCTATGGAGGCTTTAGATAATGAACAGGTGGCTAGTGAACTTGGTTCTGTTGCTGGTGCTGTTGGTGACGTTTCTGCTGCTTTTGTTTTGCTTGGTGGAGGAGGCGGACCACTAGAGGAAACTGTGCAAAACATAGAAAAAGGCATAGGAATCTCTATGGCTTTTAAAGGTGCTATAGAAGGGACTCAGTCTGCTATGAAATTATTTAATAATATTATTAAAAACTCTACAACATTTCAAAAGTTAAACAATGCTACAACTGTAATAGCCACATCTATAATGGGCTTATTTAGTAAGTCTGTAGACACTACATCTAAATCATTTAAGTTTTTAAGAGGTGCAATTATAGCTACTGGAATTGGTGCTTTAGTTGTTGCGGTTGGTTTATTGATTGCTAATTTTGATAAGATTAAAAATTCCATAATGGGAATTAGTGATGCTAGTAAAGACCTACAAGCCACAACAAAAGCAACAACAGAACTAAACAAGAAAAACCTAGAGACTTTAAACAACCAAGAGAACATCTTAAAACTACAAGGTAAGACAGAGAGAGAGATTTTAATGATGAAAATTGACGGACAGAAAAAAGTTGTTCAATCAATTAAAAACGAATTAGCTGCACAAAAAGTAGTTAATGAGGAAAAGATACAAGGTAGTAAAAGAAACCAAAAAATATTACAATTTACTATTAAATTATTGGCTGCTGGTCCAATGTTACTTTTAAAAACTATTGACTTTTTAGGTGAGGGAGTAGAGAAGTTAGTAAACTCAATTACTCAAAGTGCAGTCGGAAAAAAGATATTTGGACTAGAGCCTATTGACGTTGATTTTGGTTTAACTGAAAAAGCTAATAAATTAATTGAAAAAGCTAGTACTTTAGTTTTTGACCCAGCAGAGACAGAGGCTCAAGGAAAAGAGGATTTAAAGAAACTAGAGGAACAGTTAATGTTACAAGAAAATGCGTTAGCTGGTTTTCAGTTGAGAGCCATTGATATGGATGCTAAAGCAGCTAAAGTCAAACAGGATAAAATTGACAAAGTTAATGCAGATGCTAAAGCTAAAAGAGATAAGAAAAACGCTAAAGAGATAGCAGACCAAGCAGCTAGAGACAATAAAGCTGTTGAGGACTACATGAACTTTTTACAAGCTAAAGAAGATTTAGAAAATCTATATTTTGAAAGTTTATTAACTCAACAACAACAAGAAGAAAACGCTGTAGCAGATAAATATTTTAATTTAATAGAACAGGCTAAACAATATGGTGAAGATGTTACAGTGTTAGAAGAAGCTCAACAACACGAAATAAATGAAATAAAAAAGAAATTTGCTAAAGAAGATTTAGAAAGGGAGCAAGCTGTAGAGGCTGCTAAATTAGATTTAGCTGTTCAGGGAATAGGTGCATTAATAAACTTAACTTCTGCCTTTGCTAAAGACAATGAAAAAAGTCAAAGACGAGCATTTGAGATAAATAAAAAACTACAAATAGCTCAGGCTATTATGTCAACATACTTAGGAGCGAATAACATTTTTTCAACTGCTGCAGCAAACCCAGCTACAATATTATTTCCAGCTCAGCCTTTCATAGCTGCTGGTATTGCTGTAGTTAATGGATTGGCTAACGTGGCTGCAATATCTAAACAACAATTTCAGACTAGTAGTCCTGCAGGCGGTGGACAACAAACTCCCTCTTTTGGCGGAGGCGGTGGAGGAACACCTCCAACACTACAACCAGCTAATACTAGCACACTAGTACCTCAAAATCAAACTCAAGTATTTGTTACTGAAACAGACATAACTAACACACAAAATCAAGTTTCTGTCATTCAGGGACAAGCAACATTTTAAATAAAAAACAATGGAAGATAAAACAGAATTAATAGAATTAATAATAGACGAAGAGGATGAGTCTGGAGTGGACTATGTGGCTCTAGTTGACCATCCAGCCATAATGAGTAATTGGCAAGCGTTTAAAAAACATGAGTTTGAAGAGACGTTTAATGACTATCCAGACTCAGCGTCTAACAACGCTGCTAAAGCATTGAACTGGATTGACGAACATAAGTCAGAAATAAACTGCAATTTTACTAGGGTAGGACTTTCAAGAGCTAGCCAACTCAAGAACAAAGAAAATTTATCTTGGGATACAATTGGTAGAATGGCAAGTTTTAACAGACATAAAAAAAATGCTGAGGTAGATGCTGATTTAAAAGCAACACCTTGGAAAGATTGTGGCTATTTAGCTTGGTTATTGTGGGGAGGAACTTCTGGTGTTAATTGGGCAATTAATAAAATGAAAACCAAAGACAAATATAAAACAGCTTTTAAAATTCAAGACGAAGATAAAAGAATAGTTAGTGGATATTTTATGAAGGCTGATCTTCCTATTATTAGACTTAACGACCAAAACGAAAAATACTATGTAGTGTTTAGAAAACCTACTATAGAAAAGATAGTCAATAAATTCTTTAAGAATAATTATAATTCTAATATTAATTTGATGCACGATATTGACTATAAAGATAATGGAGTCTATGTAATTGAGTCTTTAATCATAGATAGTAAAAGAGGAATAAAAGCTCCTGACGGTTTTGAGAATGCTCCAGACGGTAGCTGGTGGGGAAGCATGAGAGTAGAGAATGACGAAGTTTGGCAAATGGTCAAAGACGGAACTTTTAAAGGATTCTCTGTAGAGGGAATATTTGGAGAAGCTAAAGCAACTAAATATCCTACTACTTTAATTAGTAAAATTATTTCTGTAGTTAGAAAATATAAAGAAAAACATTTGTAATTGGTAAAGTATCAATTATTTGTTATATATATAAAAGTATAAATAATATATATTATGAGTGAATTAAAAGAGTTATTCAATGAAATTAAAAGCATTTTTAAAACAGAAGGTGTTGACATTGAAAACGATTCTAAGGAATTTGCTGAAACTACTGAAAACAACGTGGAAGAAACTACTGAAACTGTAAAGGAAAAATTTGAAGATGTAGTACTGGCTGACGGTACTGTAGCTCAAGTTGAGCCTGAGGTGGTTGTAGGTGCTGCTGTAGTTGTTGACATGGATGGTGAACTTTTACCAGCTCCAGACGGTAGACATGAATTATCTGACGGTAGAGTTATCTCTACTGAGGGTGGTGTGATTGTCGAAGTTGAGGAAGCTGAGGAAGAGGTTGAGCCAGAAGTAGAAGCAGAATCTGTAGAAGAGGAAGAAATGTCTAGTCCTTTAAGTGAAGCTCAAGAAAGAGAAGCTAAAAAGATTATAGAGTCGATTGTAACTGAAAAAGTTTTCGGAATGGAAGCTACTATTTCAGAAGAAAACAACGAACTAAAAGAAGAAATAAATAATCTTAAAGAGTCTTTTTCTATGTTGCTAAACTTAACAGAGAAAATGTTAGAAGAGCCAACTAAAGAAGAGGTAGTCAAAAGACCATCTAGCTTTAAGGCTTTAAAAAAAGAAAGTAAAAAAGATATTATAAGTATCTTAAAAAGTAAAAAAATAATAAAATAAAAATTAAATTATGAGTTTTGATGTTTCGGCTTTAGCCGCATATACCGAACAAAATGCAATGGACTTAATTATTAAGTCTGTAGCTGGTGGTAGACTGTCAGAATACGCTAACATTCAGGATGGCGTAAAAGGTCCTACTACAATAAACATACTATCTAGTGATGTTGTTTTCCAAGCTGATGGATGTTCTAGGAGTGCAAGTGGTTCTACTACTTTGTCTCAGAGAACTATTACTCCTGGTGCTGTTGCAATTCATGAGGATTTATGTATGACTGATCTAGCTGCTAAATATACAGCAGTTATGTTAAAAGCTGGTTTAACTGGTGAAAAAGAAGAGATTCCTTTCGAAGAGTTATACTTTGCTGAGAAGGTTGCTAAACTACAGAAAGCTATTGAAGTAGCTGACTGGCAAGGTGACACAACTTCTGGAACTGCTAACCTGTCTAAGTATGATGGATTAAATAAAATTATAGCTGCTGCAACTGCTATCAATGGTAACCCTTCTGGAATTACTATTGCTACTGGTGTGACTGCTGCTAATGTTATTGGAATCCTTACTGGAATGGCTGAGTTGATGAGTGAAGATATTATGGACGCAGACGATTTAAAATTGTTTGTTGGAATGGATACTTTCTTAAAGTACCAAAAAGCTATCGCTGATGGAAACTATTTCCATTATGTTGTAGATGGTGGGTATACTTCTGAGCTTCCATTAATCGGTTTTCCAAATGTGACTGTTTGTGCTACTCCTGGTCTTTCAGGTTTAAACACTGGTAACTGTTACCTAATGAGAGCGTCTAATGTTTATGTAGGTGTTGACTTACCAGGTGAAGAGTCTAACGATGTTAGAAGTTGGTACGATGACAATGACAGAATTTATAAAGTTACTATGGCTTTTAGAAGAGGTGTGAATGTTGCATTTCCTGACCAAGTTGTAGAATTTTTATTAGCCTAAATTTAATGGGGGTTTAATTACCCCCTTTTTTAATAACTGTTAGCTGAAACGCTAACTAACTGAAAATTAATTAATTATGTCATGTGTATTAAGTAACGGACAGGCAAGGGATTGCTCAGATAGTCTAGGCGGGATAGTAGAAGTATTAATCTCAGAAAGAGATAATATTACTGCTACTACTGTAGCTAATGGAGACATTTCTGCTATTACGCAATCAGGAGCAACTAACTTCTATAGATATGAGTTAAAGAAAGAGTCAGGGAGTTTGACATCTACAGCAACTGTAGATCAAGCTGGAGGGACTTCTTTTTATGACAATGTAGTAGCTTTCACTATAAATAAAATGAGTGCTGCTAAATCTAACGAGATTAAAATGCTTATGCTAGCTAGATTGTTCGTCATTGTAAAAGATAACAACGGTGTTTATTGGGCTTTAGGAAATGATAATTTTGCAGAAGGTTCGTCTTTAGTTGGACAAACTGGACAGGCTTATGGAGATCCTAACCAATACCAAATAGAAATTACTGACAAGAGTCAGTTCCCATGTTATGGGGTGCAGTCATCTGTAGTGGCTGGTTTGACAATTAGTGCTTAATTGTTCTTTGTTGTATGAAAGGGGGGTGGGTTAAACTGTCCCCTTTTTTTAGTAAATTTGAATTATGTTAAAAAAAGAATACGTAGGAAAAACAATTCACTTAAAGCATTTTAAGGTTTTAGTAAGTGAAGAAAATATCCCAACTCTAAAGAAATTGGAGATTGATTGGGTTTTTGAAACAAAGAAAAAAAAGAAAAATGATAGTGATAAATAAGAACACTACAACTAATTTTGTAGCAACCTTATTTGAACTGAGTCAACTGACAAACCCAGACTATTTATTTGAGTTTGAAAGTGACCAGACTAAGACTAAATATTATACTATCATAGCAGACATAAGCACTAATAAAAGTAGATATAACGAATTTAACTTTGTAGAGGGTACTAATAACCCAACTAGTGGAAGTCTAGATTTAGGATCACCAGGCTTTTATAAATACAAAGTTTATGAACAAAACAGCACAACAAACCTAGACCCAACAGGACTAAACAAAGTAGAAGAGGGAAAAATGAAATTAATAGACTCAACATATCAACCGTCATTTACTCAGCATTCAGTTTCACCAACTACTAATGTAGTTTATAACCCAGGACAATGAGCGTAAAACTAATTCCGTTAAATTTTGGAGGGTATGAATTACCTGAGTTTAAAGAGTCTAAGAAAGGTGACTGGTACGAATACGGAACAGACAGACCTTACAAAAACACTTATCCAGATTATTTAACTAAACTCTATAACGAGTCTAGTAAACATAACCAAATTATAAATTCTAAAGTTAAGTTTATAGTTGGTCAAGGTTTTGTCATAGATGAGAAATTAACATTCACAGAGAAAGCTTATGTTAATGGATTTATAAGACATCCCAATGAAGATGAAAACTTAGACGATTTAATAGGTAAACTAGCTAAAGATAAAAAGGTTTATGGTGGTTTTTGTCTACAGGTTAGAATGTCTAAAAACAATAAAATAGCAGCAATTAACCACATAGATTTCGCAGATGTTAGAGCAGGTGTTGACAATGACTTGTATTATTATACAGACGATTGGTCCGCAAGAAACCCAAAAAATAATGATGACTTTAAGGTACTACAGCAATTCCCTTACAATGAAGATGCTAGACCTGACGTTGATTATGTTATATATTACAAAGAATATAGACCAGATTTAGGAGCTTATCCACTTCCTGACTATGTTTCTGCTATACCTTATTTAGAGTCAGATGCTGAGATTGCTAATTTTACATTAAGTAATATTAAGAACAATCTTTCGGCGGGCTATATAATAAGTTTTCGGAATGGTCAACCAAATGAACAGGAGATGGCTGAAATCGAAAGAAGGTTTAAAGATTATGCTACTGGTGCTGACAATGCTGGAAAGCCTTTGCTATCTTTTACAGACCAGGCTTCTGACCATCCTGAGATTATGCCAATCCCAGTTAATGGACAGGACGAAAGGTTTATAAATCTAAACAACCAAATAAGAGAAGAAATATTCACAGCTCATGGAATAACGAGTCCTCAGCTTTTTGGCATTAAAGAAAATTCAGGATTAGGAAACAATGCAGACGAAATAGCTGTAGCTTCTCAATTATACCAAAACTTACAAATAGATCCAGAACAAAAAGTATTTAACGAGTTAATAAATTCTATTCTTAACTATAATGGTGTTAATGGTGAACCTTTAAGAATACAGAAAATAGAACCTGTCCAAAGATACTTTAGTGAAACTGCTATTCTAGGTGCTATGACACAAAACGAATTGAGAGAAAAAATTGGATTGCCACAAAGCGAAGTGGAGACTAACAAAATAGCTGAAGCTATTGGAATACTAAGTCCACTGGTGGCAACTAAAGTTCTAGATAATATGTCTATTGAAGAAATTAGACAGCTTATTGGACTGACTGGTGGCGTGACTAAAACAACTGAAAGTCTTAAAAAAGAGTTTGCAGACGTAGAGGATGAAATACTATTTAACCAATTAGAAGCAACTGGAATAGATATAGAAGAGATTGAGACAGTTCAATCTTTTGTTAAACCTATTACAAGTTTAGAAGATGCTAGACAATTTGAAACAGAACTTTTAAAGGATTATAAATTTGCTATCAACAGAGTATTAACAGGAATTGAAAAAAGTATCTTAGACCTCCTTATTGACAATCCTAAAATGCCTATAACAGAAATAGCTCAAGCCTTAAACATAGAGCAATCTATAGTTAATGATTTATTGTCTGAGTTACAAAACGCTGGAGCTTTAAATAATGATTTTGAACCAACTGAGGATGCTAAACAAAGTATTCAAAAGCCAGAGGATGAAACATTTATAGTTTATAAGTATGCTGAAAGACCTGACGCTCCAGCAGTACAGACACAGAGTAGACCTTTCTGCATAAGAATGATGGCTTTGTCTAGAGTAAAAAGATATACTCTACAACAGTTAGAATTATTAACTAATGACTTTGGTCAATCTGGTATAGACATATTTACTAAAAGAGGTGGTTGGTATAATAATCCAAAGACAGGACAAACAACTCCTTATTGTAGACACATCTGGGAAATGCAAATAGTACGTAAAAAGAAATGAAATTAAGTAGTTATCAAATATTAAAACAAAGAAAGTTAGCTGCTGAGGCTGAGGCTCAAATGATTCAAGATGACTTGGAGGCTTTAGTGTTACAACCATATAGCAGTAGAGCTAAAAATGTAAGAAACGAAATTAAAATTAAACACGATATATAATGGCAGTTTTATTTATATCAGAACAATATGTAAAGAACACTACTTTAATTGATGAGAATGTAGATGTGAAATTAATTCTGCCAAGTATTAAAGACTGCCAGGAGTTAAGAATCCATCCAATACTAGGAACTCCGTTCTATGAAGATTTAAAAACTAAGATAACTGCTGGAACTTTAAACAGTGACGAAGTTAATTTGTTGGACACTTATATAGCTCCAGCTATGGCTCAATGGACTATGTATGAGTGTAGTACATCA